ATGTCCTTCAGGTCGACACAATGGAACGTCTGAACGTCGTTACGCCGCATCTGGTATCCGGTCTCGAATCCCGCAGCAGCCTGCACCCCGCGATCGCCCAGGTAGAGCAGGTCGGTATTTGTCGCCAAGGCGAACACGGTCAGATGCTCGGCGATTAGGGATTGATCCGACAGTGGCGTCGGCTTCCCTACCGTTAAGACTGTTCGTCGATACGACCGTACGTGGTGCATTAAGACGACGCCCCTTGCCCAGAGCCGACCGGAATCGGTGATTGCGTTGCCGCGATACCGGAGCCGATAATGATTTCGTTGCCAGCCAGCAAGTCGGCATCGCGCAGCAGCAGTGCCCCAGGCCATATGTAAACATCGTCGATCGTTTTGAGATCGCTGGAGCGGGTAGTGTCCAGCACGCCGCCCATGAGATTAGCCAAGGTCATTTGCCCGGCCGCAGTCGGCGAATTGTAGATCATCAGCGGCCGGCCGCTCATATGCAGCGTAACGATTTCTTCCGTGTCCTGCGTCCATTGTCCGCCCATTTGCACTGCGGTAGTCACAACAGAATCGCACACCATTTCACCACCGCCCATGAGCACCAAAGTCGTCGCAGCTCCACCAGATCCAATAACACAGATCACGTCCGATGAGGGACTGTTGACCCAACCCATCTCAAGCCGTGGTAAGACTTCCGTCGTGCCGCCAGATATGGTCGACTTGCCACGAAGTAGCGTAATGCGCGAGATCGCAGCAGACAGCCCGGCCCCGGGGTCCTCGCTGTTTATGTTCATCGCGTCGATCATGTTGATCGACTGAACTTCGATCCGGTCGGTTACGAAGCTATCATCGGTGCCGGTAGCACTGTTGAACCAGAACGGAGCATCCCCACGGTGTATGATCACGTCAGCGGTCAACTCCAGTGGAGCCCCAGACGCCCCGATTTCAACCGTCGAACCCTCTTGGACATAGAGCAACGCGAGATTAAACCCAAGCGTTGCAGAGAATTGCGATTGATCGACGTCTGTCTTTATGTGATTCGCCGCCGTCAGTGGGACTATGACGCTATCTGCCGCAGCAGGTCGGTTGGCGCCATTCGTCCCGCCCCAGTTCGCGTCCAGTGCGAAACTATCGCTCACTGTTCCAAGCCATATTTGAGTATCTGCCATCGTCCTACTCCCTTATTGCACTACCCGCCGCAACCCGCGCACCCGCTACGCTGTTGCGTTTGCCCCGGGTGGCGCCCGCGTGGGCACACATGAAACATCCGTCGGTTTTTGCGGGCGAGTCTCGCGGGCCACCATCGCCAGCAGTTGCACGCCCCACAGTACATTTTATCGCTAAACCGTTTCTGCAGCACGTCAATATCCGCACAATGTAAGCAGACGGACATGCGCTGCCGATACGTCTCTGCATCCACCCGCGGCCCGATGATCGTGCCCAGAAACATCCAAGCTTTGGTCCAAAACGACAGAATCTTGAGGGGGGGGAGCTTCGGTTGTCCGGGCTGTGGCGGCTGTGGTCCCGGAGGAATATTCGCCTGCTGCGTTGGACGCTCCGGCATAGACTCCGGCAGCGGGGCCGGCTTGAACTCGCTCATCCGTTCGTCGTCATTCTCGAACGCCATCAAGGTGCACCTCCAGAGCAGCAATTCGTGTAACCCGTATTCCGAAAGTTCAGCGTCACATGACCCCCGTACACCTGATTCGGATCATCCGGCAGGCTGTCGCCGAACGCCGGCCAGCCGGGGACCTGCATCCCACTCAGAGCATCCGCCAGCCGCAAACACTGAGCCGTGATACTACTGCCGCTCCAGCAGGCGTCCGCATCCACCCATCTGTCCGCGGTCGGCGGGTCACTAAACGCACCTAGATAGCCCCACCATTCGGTGTGCAGCGGCGGAACCAGCGCCCGGCCCTCCGCATCGACATAGATTATCTCGTCAACAGCCGGGGAGACGTGCGGAAACGCTACACAGCCCTCGCCCGCGCCGGGCTGGGGATTCACAATGCCGAGCGGCACGCTGTGGCCGGGGCTGCCTTTCGGAATCCACGGCCGAATCAGAACGCACTCACCGCCCGGCAGGGTCGCCCGTACGCCGCACTGAGCACTGATTCGCACACGAGCATACGGATGGATCTGCCGTTGGAATTCCGTGTCCGTTGGCGAGTCTGAATGGTCGACCTTGTACGGCACCAGGCTCATCTCAATCGCGGCGCTCACGATGACCAGCTCGGCGTAGACCGCGCAGCGCGCGTTCTTGAGATAGGAGTTCGGGAACGTGGTCGCCACGATCATCGCGGGGTCTTCGCACGACATGCCCTCCGGCATCCCCACACCGCGCGACCAGTAGTCCAGCCAGTTGTTGCCCAGGGTGAGTCCTGCGTAGTCGAGCTGGTCTAATGCCCGACCATCGGGGAATACCACCCCCGGATCGCTTAGAACGGCTAGAACGGCGTTCTTGGCCGCAATGACCGCTCGGTCGCGGAGCGGGAATAGCTCGTTGTCGCGGATGTGGGCAGTGTTCGCTTGTATCAAGCAGAAGTTGAAGATCTCCCGGCATGCATGATCGTGGTAATAGACAGGGTGATTCTCCGGGTCCACCCACCAGTATCCTTGATCACAACTGCTTTGGACGACCTTGCCGACACACTCGGCCATCATGGTCGCCGAGCATTCGTTGCCGTATTGGTTCGGCCCCCAGTCTGCGGACGAATCGCCGATACGGTAGAACATCCCTTGGAATAACCGCCCCGCGCTCAAGTGCACCGGGATGTCGAAATGCTGGCCAACCGTACGGCATTGCATCCAGGTGCGGGATGCGTTGGCGCTGATCTCATAGCCCGTGTAGCCAATGCAGTCCGGGAACGTGCCCAGCAACAACTCTCCCGTGGCTTCGCCCAACTCGCACAGAAACGTGTCAGGGTCCCAAGTGCTGGATTCGCCCGGATGGCAGCTACAGACGTTCGTTCCGCCATGGCATTCGGTGCCATCGTTTTTCCAACAGGGGGAACGCCGGTGGTCTATCACGATTGGCACGCGATGCGGCTGACCCGCCTGCATGTCGTGTATCCGCCCGTGAGCGTCCCGCGGCTGTCGTGTAAGGTCCGGCAACAACCAGCGTTTCCCGTGCACACGTACGGCTTTCTTGAGGATCTGACCGGGCAAGTCGTCGCACACACGACACCCCATATCACAGCCAACCCACCCGGACCATCCCGGTGCAATCTCCGGCGGCTGACAGGTGAAGTCCTGGTCCGGCTCGTAGGTCGGGCAATCAAGAAATCCGCGATTCGGCATAGCGCGTCTTCACACCGGAAAAGGATCACATAAACGCACGGCACTGTGCACAATCATCTCGGTCCAGAATGGCGTCTGATAGCCTGCGAACACGCCCGCCCGCCCGGGTTTGATTAGCGTGTCCATGAGCGGCTGCGGCCGGGGCAGGGCGCCGGGTGGGGGCCCCTTGGGCTCTACAAATACGTGGCCGATACTGTGGCGCCACATTCCCACGGCCGGCCGGGTGCAGAACACGATCCGCCAGCGGTTATCCGGGCCCTTCACCGGCGGTCCCGCGTAGTGGTACCGGCAGACTTCGCCGCCCCCGTCCGGGAGCCCAAAGCCCTTCGCACGGATCGGACGCACAGACCGGAACTCCCACCGACGCCGGGGAATCGGTTGGCCCGGCGGGTAATGAGTCATCGGTCGCTTTGCCGGAGCGAAGACCACATTCGCACACATATCGACCGTCCACAGTCGTAGCCCCTCGGGCTCCCGGTCCGGCAATGGTTTCCGGCACGGCGGTGGGACGTATGGGCCGATCTGCGGTCGGACGTGCGGGATGTTCTCAGGACGATCAGGGATAGGACTCACGGCATGCCTCCCGTGGCCCCGCAGTCGGAGAATTGAGCGCCGGTCGGATAGTCGTGGCGTCCCCAGAGAATCTGCGGCTTGACAAACCACACGCCCCGGATGCGCACGACCGGGAGCGGGTCCATGTCGTCGGTTAGAATCATGGGCTCGCTGGGCGGTCCACCCTCCAGGACGAAGCTCTGATAGTCCTCAGCGAGCAACGGCGGGTAACACCACACGGGCACTGGTTCATCGGCCGGGATTAACCAGCCGCCGTCCCACGGGTCGCTATCGTTGAAGACCGGCTCGATGACCCAAACGAACCTGTCCAGCGGCCCCCCGATTGCGACGATGATGCCGATGCGTTCCGATGGAGGCGTATCTGTCGGGAGGATCGGCCTCCCCAGCCCCCCCTTGGAGCGTTCACGTTCCACCCATCGCACGGCGTCCAAGACCCTGCGGCTCGTTTCTCTGGTTAGCACATCGGGCACAAGCTACTCCAGGTTCAAAGGACCGAACGACAGTTCCTCATAGAATCTCCATGGCGGACCCTTCAACGGAAGGAACACGGGGTCCTCGGTCTCGGGTAGTGGCTGACCATGACCGTTAAGCAAAAAGAAGCCCTGGAACTGACGACCGTCTCCATCGGTCAGGGTTTTATATTTCTTCTCAGGATCGGGGCCGGTATATGTAGTGATGATCTTGCGGGTGCCGCGGTCCATGATCTTACGATTCCAGCCCATCGGCTCATGTTCAAATCGGTAGCTTACCTGTGCGAAAAAAATCCCGCTCTCAAAAGCCAAATCCCCCGTGATGCTCAGCAGTCTCCACGTTCTCGGGTCGCCGTCATAGAACGTGCTCGCATTGATCGTGTTGCGATACCTCTTTAGATCGGCCCAAGGAAAAAACGGTTCGTTGCGAGTAATCGTCAAGACGTGATTTGTCACATCACGTATCGCTCCGAACAGAGGCTCTCGCGAAGAGTTGACGACCGCTTTCTCGTCTAAGTCCTTTGCAACCTCCTCTTGCGTTGTGGTATCTGTTACGGAAATCTTATAAGGACGGAGAAGCGGATTCTCTTCCGGAGCTATCCCGCTGGCAGCAATCGTCGTGTAACGAACGGTGACAAGAAAAGCGAATTCGTCTTCGTCATCCGGAACAGCGCTGATGTCGTTGACATACGCCCACTGCACTTGTGGATGCTGCATCCCTCGGCGCGGGATCTCTGGCTGTATTATCGCACCGACCGGCCCATCTTCCAGGCTCGGCATAAGGACCGACCAGGTACGCACCAGGTCTATGCTGGTAGAGCTTTCACGGGCCGAGCGATCGGTCGTTTCAACGACACTCGTAGCCCTCGGCATTGCGGAGCGTAACGTGTTGGCCATTACAACCTTATGGGGGTTAGTCCAAGCTTGGCGAGTATCTGCTCAGAAACGTGAGTGCTTTCCACATGCTGCTTTTGCTGCTGCGTTTTGATCTTGCCCATCACTTTCTCAATGCGGGTCAGGAGATTAACTGTAGGGGTACGACCCATCCCTGCACGAAGTGCCTGCTGTGATCCTTGAAAGATTGCTTCGAGACGACCACTCGCAGCACCGGCTATGTCCGGCGGTGCCGGCAACTCAGGGATGTCCGTAGTCAGCCCCTTACGGAAAGCCTGCACGGCGTCAAGGCTATTCTTCGCGGTTTCCCCAAGCCCTTCATTCACATCACTCAAGAACCCGAAGATTCGCTCTAGCGCGCTTTCCATAGGGGAAAACGTCCGTGCGCCTTCTCGCTCAAATGTCCTTAGTGCCACTTGAGCTTCATGCAGAACCGGAGTTATAGATCGAAACGCATCTATAAATGGTTTCACGGCCGCGGTGATTTCTTCGCCGCCGCCGCCTTTCAGTGCGACAAACGCGATCGCAAAATTGGATGCTGAGAGTATAAGTTCTTGAATGACCTTTAGGGCCGTCACGCGGAATTGGAGTATCCCCGTTTGAATCACCCGTAGAATGGAATCTACCGTTTCGGCTATTGTGAATGCACCAGCCTTGAGGAACCCGATTATCGTCTTTACGATCTGCTGTGCGCCACCCATCGCAGAGACCCAATCCAATGTGCGCTGTACAAGAGCTTCGGCGGGGCCAGAAATGACAACAGCAAACGCTCGGCCAATCGCGCCGATCACGGTCTTCATCGTCGTCCAGGCATCGTTAAGCAATTCGATCTTGCGCAAGTCCAGGCGGGTGAACAGCACGCCGAGTTTGCTCATCTCCTTTTCTACATCTTCGATTCCCTTGCGCCCTTGTTGCATGATGTTGACGAGCGCCACCCCGCGACCTCCAAATATCTCATACGCGGCAGTTGCCCGCTGAGTGGCCGTGTCGAGCTTGGCGATTGCATCGGAGACTTCCAGGAACATCTCGCCGATCGGCAGTGCTGCCACTGTCTTGGCATTTAAGCCCATCTCCGCAATCGTGTCTTTCGCCTCCCCGATTCCGCGAGCGGCATCCGCCATATTCACGGCCATGCGCAGCATGCCCTTATCGAGCGCACGCAAATCCGTGCCCGCAAGCTGGGCGGCGATCTTGAACGCCTCTAACCGTTCAGTGCTGATCCCGAGCTTGTCTGCGGTTTTGGCGATCTCGTCGCCGACCTTCAACTGCTGACGAATCAGCAGGGCAAAGGCTCCGCCCGCCAACGCACCCACAACACTTCCAAGTCGCAAGAAGCGTCCAGCCAAACGGCGAAGCCCGCCAGCGACTCGTGTCGCAGTACGGCCCAAGGTGCGCAGAGTCCGCCCCGCACGCGACATGCCCGCGACGAAACGGCCCGTCTTGGCTACAAGCTGGACTGTTGCGCTACCGACTACCGCCATGATCCGGCCTCGTGTCTATGACTGTCTCGCCACCCATGACAAGGAGCATCTTCAGCCTGTCACCTGTTATCGCTACGGGCTTCGGCTTGGGCGATTCGGCTTCCCCAAACCTCAGCAGGAAATCACTCAGCTTTGTAGGCCTGCCGTCGCCTGCCACAGCAGCGACCATCTGGCAGAGTGACGCCGTTCGGAGGTCCGCTCGAATGTCGCCGATCGGGTCGATGCGATCGAACGCCATCCACTCAGCGAACTCGGGAGAGTCTACGCGGCGCTGGGCTTCGGCGACCGACCAGCCTTGGCGGGCTGCGAGCGTGAACCAGAAGTGGCGCTCGGGGCGCCGCTTGAGTTTCCCACTAGGTCCTTGATGTCCTTTTCGGTCAGCCGGTTCAACCGGCCGGCAATTTCAAATACCCGGTCCAAAGCCGCGCCATTTGCGATGCTTAACTTCTCCAGATCCTGCGTGTTCGTAAATAGCCGCTTCCCATTTGCATCGCAGACGCACGCGACCGCAACGCGAGCCCGAATCCCCGCCAAATTCCTTTTGCCCGTATCTTCGTCAACGAAAGACAAATCAAATTCGTCGCGTTCATTGCCTCCCATTGTGCGGACAAATACATGACCGCCCCACTCGGGCACTTCTACGCGCTCAAGCGGCCGAGTATCACAGGCGTGAATCTCCGCCGCCGTCAAAGCACCGTTCTTGCCGCTCATAAAGCCTCCTATACTGTTGCTGCCACGGTCATCGGCGTAACCATCGTCACGGTAAACGACGCCGTGATATTCCCATCGTCCGCGCCGTCGATGCTAAAATTGCTGGCAAAGCCATCGAATGTTATAATGGTCGTGTCGACGGTCGTGAGTTTCCAGTTGTACGGCGTTGTGTTGATGGTGCTGGACAAGATTTGCATGTTCTTATACGCCTTACCTGCATTCGTTTCCGAGCCGGTGGCCAATATCGCAGGGTCTAGATTAACCACGAAGTTCCAGGAACCTTGTGTCACCCGCCCCGCCTTGGCAGCATTTGCCGATACTGCTGAATTGGCGTCACCGATCTGGATTGCCGTCCGCGACGCATTCGGACCCGACCAACTGACGACATTCCCGACCGCGAGATAGGTGGTTTCAGCCCCCGTAATATCGACCTCCAACGTAGCTCCCTGCGTAATCACATCTGCTGCCATCGTAACTCTCCTATGCGATGGTAATCTTGCTTTGCATCGTCACGGTAAACGACGCCGTGATATTCCCATCGTCCGCACCATCGGTGGTGAAAGCGCTGACAAAGCCTGTGAAGATGAACGTCGTGCCATCTATCGTAGTGACCTTCCAGTTATACGGTGTCGCGTTGATGGTGGCAGATACGATCTGCATGTTCCCGTATGCCAAGCCTACGCCCGACGGAGCTATCAACACCGCAGGGTCTAGATTAAACGTGAAGTTCCAGGCGCCATGCGTTACCCGACCCGCTCTCGTAGTGTTGGCCGATAGTGTCGAATTGGCGTCGCCAATCTGGATCACTGTTCGTGACGAACTAGGGCCCGACATGCTGACCATGTTGTTTATAAGATCGGTAGGCGCACCGCCAGCGGCGTTTACGTGCAACGTCGCTCCCTGCATGATGACATCTGCTGCCATATCTTAACTCCTAACGGATCGGCTTCCTCTCGATGTACCAGATCGACGCATCATACGAACGCCCGAACGTCGGCCCGCTTCGGCCGGCGATAACCGGGCCGAGGATGTCGGCCAACCCGCTCAGTCGCATATCCCTGATATGCACACCGTTGACACGTCCGCGAAAATCATTACGCCAAAGCCACAGGGCTTCGGCGATTGCCGCGACCACCTCGATAGTCTCGGCGTAGAACTCGATATCGAAGAACACGTGCACAAGGCCGGAAGCCCCATCGGTCGAATTCACCGACTCCGTACTGTCGCGCTGGATCACGATCGCAGGTAGCGCCGCCAGCGGCCCCCGCTCCGGGCGGAATACCTGAAACACGCGCTCGCCCACGAGGTCTGCGACCACCGGGGTGCTGCGCAAGCTGGAGATTAGTGCGGTCTCAATCATTGCCTTCGCATCAAGGTTTCGGCCTCTTTAATAAGCCGTTGTGCATACAACACCCCAAGCCGCCCCTCGATAGCTTTGAACGCCCTTTTCATAAAGTGCGTAGCCTGAACACGGCCGGTACTTTTGCTCCGCGGATCGTCGCCTGTTCCACCCGCCGCCAAGAACCCGCCAATCGTCTCCCGCGTTCGTTCTTGTGTGCCCTCCTCAATCAAGTGGGCGTGCGGACCGGAATCCCACTTGTGCCCGATTATCGCAACTGTGACGCGGGAGTAGCGCCGGATTCGGAACGTCGTTGACCGCCGAAGATTGCCGGTTGGCCCTACCGGCGTGGCATTCCGAATCGCCCTCCGGCCAACGATCGCTGCAGCACGTAACGCCTTGGGCACCGCCTGCGTGCGTACTTGCTCCGGTATACGACGCAGCTTCCGCTCAAGGCGCTCAAAGCCCTCCAGTCGCATTTCGATGTCAGCCATCACGCCACCTCTTTACACAGCGCGGTCAGCATCGTATCTTGTTCGCCTGCATTCATCGGCGGGGCAACGATCTCCAGCGTCCGTGTGCGTTGCTCGGCGCCGCTATACCAGACAACCCGACACGCTGCGGTAACGCCTTTCACGAATCGCATGCGGACTCGCAACGACGCTTCGGCATGCACCTGGCGAGCGTCGACGAGATGCTGACCTGTCAACGGCTCCATTTCGATGTATGCCTGGGCAAGCGGCGTGTACACTCGCTGCGATGGATCGCCATAGTCGTCTTCCGTCCACGCGGGCTGCATGATCTCGGCGAGAATCCGGAGGTCTTGGGCGCGTACCGTTACCGCCATTACGTTACCCCCCAGACGACGATCTTAAACGTGATCGTGTCAGAGCCCGAGTCAATCGTAAGAACGTCGCTACCGGGTGTTGCGACATCATGCCCATCAAGCGGAGCGGTCCACAGAAAAAACGCTCCCGGCGTCAACGTCAAATTCGTTATCGAACCGAAGTCCGTGAGAATGTCCCCGCTGACCGTGAGATCTTCTCTTATCGTCGTAGATTCGTTTACGATCAACAGGCCTTTGATCTTCGATAGTGTGAGGATGTCTCCGAACGCATTTACTAGCGATCCATCAACGAAGTTGAAATTCGCCGACGTTGCAATAAGGGTTCGCTCGTCGGAGTAAAACTCGTTGGCCTGGTCACTACCGGTGCCGTTCAGCACCCTTTTCGACAGGGCAATGTCGATCGCCTCGATCGCATCCGTTAAATCGGTTCTAGCCTCGAAGTCGCCGAAGATTCGGATCGCCGCTGTTAGATCAAGTGTTGCCATTAGACCACCGGGACCTTCAAGCTACGCAATTCATCCTTCACGCGGTTGGGCAGCAGCACGGCGGTCGAACCCGTGATCGCCTCCCCGCGCGACACGTCAAATCGGTCAACCAGAATCCGCTTTAGCACGTGGCGATACCGTTTCGGCACATCCGTTACAGCATCGCCAAAGCCCGCAACGAACGTGATCGTCACCGCCTGAAGCTGGACCCGAGTGCCCGGCCAGACGGTTTCCGGGAAAGGTACAATCCGCCCGGGATCATGGTCCGTGTCAACCTGGAAATCCGTTCCCTCAGTGAGTGTCTGCGAATCACCATTGCTATCCACGTACGCAAACGTCGTCACAGACTGAAGCGGAGCGATCGGCACATAGATCAGATCAACGAACGCATCCAGATACATCTTCCAGGTGGCCGTGATAAGCTGGCGGTTGGTGTCATGTTCCACCTTTTCACGTGCATACGCGATCAGCTCGTCAACTACGTCATCCTGGTCGTCTTGCGTCAGGCGCAACCATAGCTTTGCCTGCGCTCGCGTAACCGGTTCAAGCGAAGGTGCGCCAGTCTGCGTCAGCCCATAAGCTCGGGCAATGGTCGCATGGGCCATTACGCCTCCAAGCCGCCCCTACGTCCCGGAGGTCTACCGCGCCGGCGTGGCGCGGGTTCAGGCTCGGGGGTCGCCTCGGTAGACCGCCGCGGCGGCTCCGGCGCTGCTTCGCTCACCCCCGCGGGCTCTACGATAACGTCGGGGTCCGGTTCAGTTGGTTTGGCCGGTTTCTCCTTCACGCTGTAGACCGCGAAGCGGCCGTGCACAAGATCAGCAGCCTCCTTCGCTGTTACGTCCAGCTCACCGCCTGCCATGCAGGTCCCCAAAGGTCCCGCATAGATCGTCTTCATTATCACTTTCATGCGTAGTAACTCACATTCAACTTAGCGCTGCCCGCCTCTTCGATCACGCGGACCGCACTCAAGTCGCCTTCGTAAACAAACGGCTGCGAAGCCGTACCCGCCACAATGATCTGTAGCCCAATTCCGGTGGTGGGGTTCGTGCCGTCGTCGCGCAGTCGCACATTCTGCGCCTCGGCGGTAATGTGCGCCCGCTGTGCGCCATTCGGAATAGACGTAAGAGCAACGGCGGAACTCAGACTCGTCATCTGAACAAAGCCGAGCGGCTTCAAAATCATGCATCACCCCTTAGTCGCTAACGACGTAGTACAGCCAGATAACGAGCTTGCCCGCGGTCAGATTTTCAACGCCAACCGTTAGCGTGATCTCTTGGGCTGACGATGTTTTGACGCCAGTACTCTCGGGCGTGGTGGCCTTCGGAATGATCGCCCGCAGGCCGGCATCCCAGGGCGTGCCCGTATCGATTGCCACCGCAGCCACAATGTCGTTAGCACCCTCGACGCTGATGGCGACCGTGGCATCATCCGTCGTCGGGCTGGTAAACGTCGTGAGGACGTCATAGAACCCGCCGACAATAATGGCATTGTCAGGTACGGTTACGCCAAGTCCAATCGCCCCGACCACCCCGCCGAGAACTCCGAAGTCATAGGTCGCCCGGGCGATCCGGAATGCGCCAAGCGCATCGTCGGTCGGGAGCTGGAGCTTCGCTTCCGTTATAGCCGCGGCCGCAATGTCGGCAGTAGCAATCTCGCCAGCGGCAAGCACCAGGCCACCCACGGCCGCTACCGTAATGGTTGCCCCGCTCTGAACGTCCACATCGGAACCGCTCTCCAGGTCAACACTGGACCCGCTCGCCGCGGTGATCGTGGCCCCGCTCTGAACGTCGACGTCGCCGCCGGATTCGATATCGAGTGAGGCGCCGCTGGCGATCGTGATCGACCCGCCACTCTGGAGATCCAGGTCGCCACCGGTTTCGATGTCGATCGACCCGCCGCTTTCAACCGTCAACGCCCCACCTGAGGCGATGACGTATTCGCCCCCGCCTTGCTTGTGGTACGTTGCGTCCGTATAGGTTGCGTCTGCCATCTTACGCGCCTCCGATGACCGTCACCATGGCAACGGCCAGATCATTGGAGGTGAACGGCGGCTTGCGCCCGTTGTACCGAATCGCGATCGTGCCGCTCCAGGTGGTATCGTCAACCGTCTGCGTGAGTGTAGTTCGGATGTACCGATCAAGCGGCTTGACGATATCTAGGATCAGCAGCTTGTTATCGGAATTGGCCGGACCGGTAGCAACCGCTCCGCTGATATCATCGAACGACGAATCATTCGCCGATCCCGCTGCCTGAATGGACGCCACTCCGGTAGCAGTCTGCAAGCCGATGGTTCCGATGAACATTACCGACTCGAATCCGGCCATGTCGACGCTGCTACTATCCGGGTCGGTTTGCCCAGCGGCGATCGGGACCTGCACGAGGTCGACGATGATGTTTTTTCCTAGGTTCTGATCCATTACGTGCTCCTAATTAGCCGAGTTTCACCCGGACAAAGGCTTCCTCAAGCATCGGCATGGCATCCAGTTCAAGGCGTGCGATGTAGCCGATCTGATTCGTTTCCGCGTACAACTCACTCAGGACCTTGATCGCAAGCGGCAAGCCCTCCAAGATCCAATAGAACGACCAGTCAGCCAGGATGCCGACATAGAGGCCAGTAGTGAACGTGTTCGGAACAAATTCGGACACTTCCATCGGAAAGCCGAGCACGCGGTCCGGCTGCCCCACTTGTACGCTCTGCTGCCAGAGGTACTGGCCCTCGCCATCTTTCAGCTTCATGAGCTGCTTCACGCCATCGCGGTGAAACGCCCAGGCTGCGCGACCCCAATACTGAGGCTTGAGGAAATACTTGGCTTCGATCAGCCCATCGAATGTCATTGAGCCGGTAGTGTTGCCCGTGCTGACATCTCGGCCGGTAGTGATCCCGGCAGCGTTAGCCGTGAACACTCCGAGCGGCTCGTTGGCGCCAACGCCGGTCATAAACGCGGTTTCCTCGTTCTCAGCAAACAACACCGCGAACCGGTCCCTGATAATCGCGTCAATGGAAATCACCGATTTCCTTACCAGCGTCTCGGAGATTTTGATTAGGCCAGTCGCGGGCTGCGTGGTAAGCGCCCGCTTCCCGAAGGCCATGGACGAATCTTCCGTCGGGGTGCCGATTTCAGAGTTCCAAGAAAAGAAACTCGGATCGGTGTCCAACGATACAACGCCCAGAGAGCCACCGCCCGTGATCCGCTCTACTCGCCCGCGTCGCCGCACGAACGTCAGATCGTCCACCGCCTTAAGCAGCTCGCTTGACATCTGCTGCGGGGCCGCCAGATATCCACCACCCACATCGTCGTCGGCCTGAAGCGCCCGCCGTTCGAGCGAGCTCATTAGATGACTCTTACCGAAGGTGAGAAACTTGTTGTACATCGCCCGGTATTCGGCGGTGGCCCGATGGTCCGTCGTTGTCTTCAGGGAATCCGTGGGCGCCGTCCGCTGCTCTGTCCCGGGCACATGCAGATCGTCCGGCCGGACCGGGTCCATCGAGGCATCGAGTGCGAGCTCTTGCTTTTGGATCTGCTCAATCCGGAGATATCGCTTTTCCAGCTCCCCGGACTCCGCGAAGAGCTTATCGTAGTTCTCTTGCTCTTCGCTGGTGAGGTTCCGGTTCTCGGTCTCGCCCAGCTCCGTCATCTTGCGGGCATCGACGATCAGCTTGGCCCGACGCTGCCGTAGTTCTTTCGTGTCAATTGCCATTGCGCGGTTCCTTTGGCGGGCAACGTCTGTCCATAAAAAAACGGACCGCCGCCAGCCATATCTCTATGACTGAAACAGCGGTCCGCGTGTATCCCTACAGACGTTTCGCTGAATCCCGCTTTCGTGCCGGATGCCTCCCGGCCCAGCCCCGTTGGGCGCACGAAAACGACAATTCCAAGTTACTGCTGAAAGTCTACCCCACGGTTATGGGGATGTCAACACCAAAAGGTCTAGTTTCTGCCGCGCCAGTTTGGCTGGCATTCCGACTTCGGCCAATGCGGCCTGCTCTTGCTTGAAGACTGCCAGGGACCGAAGAGCAACTTCAGTCGTGCCGTACGCCGCGAACGTCGTAACGGAGACATCTCGTAGCTTGGCCCTTTCTACAGTCCGGATCATTAGACCGTCTTCAATGGCCATCGTGGCGACCTCAACCTCCATCCCGATGCTCATGCCGTCAATGTCGCCTCGCCGGATTGACTCGATAGCATCCCGGGCTATTTGGGTATTGGGCGGTAGTATCGTCACCGCAAGGCCGCCTGGATCTTCGCGGATGGAAAGAGTCCCAGCCCCCTTGCGCCCGAGCGGCTTATTATGGTCGTGGCCCACAAGCGCGTATACGTTGTCGTCTTCAGCAAGGGACTGCGAAAACGCGCTAACGTTGATCCGCTCAAACAGGTCTTCCCATAGTTGGGTGACGACATTGAACGGGACTGCCGTACCCACGATGGTCGGCATGGCGTCGCCTTCAGCTGGCAGAACACGCAAATCAAGCCGGGTCCGGAATTCTACGTTTTGGAGATTCTGTGTTTTGTCCATCGTTACGCTCTACAGCCTCGATGTAAGGCAGCCCTGTTTTTGGGAATACTACGGTATCCCCGTCTTGTGGCAAACGACGGTTTCGCCACCTACCCGGATCAGTCCACAATGTATCGAGTGATTCGCTGAGCAGATTGGTTCCTAGCTCCACAATCACTTTATCAAGATCCAGCATATCAAGCACTCACGATCTGACAATCGCAGCCATCATGGATCGGCGGATGCGCAAACGAATGCCCCGCCTGGAATTTCTGTTCCTGGCTACCCAGCCGGTCGCCCTTCGCTACGAACGCCTGAGACACGCCCACGATCCGCCCGTCCAGCTCCTCACAGATCGGACAATTCTCGCTGCCGGTCGTCACCCACATGTGCTTCTCGATGCCGGCGGAGGCGAATGACGCGACCGCGATCGCACTGGCGGCCTGAGCCACTTCCCGGATGCCGAACTTCTCCGCCCGGGTATCGTCCCACTCCTCAAGCCGGGTGTCCACCGCGGTCCGCAGGCCCTCGGGGTCGTCTGGCGGGGCCTCACCCACAATCGCCCGCATCTGCCCGAGGCCGGATTCGGTCTCACGCACTGCCGCGGAAGACGTATAGGTCGCCATGAACGACCGCACGGATTCTGGAAGCTCGGCTTCACCCCCGACTTCATCGACCACCGCCCGATAAATCGAATCGCCCAGAGTCGAGACGGGGCCAGCCATGGCGTCGCGCACCGTCGAGCGATGCCCATCGTAGAACTCGGTCAGCCATTCCAGGAACGCTGTTGGATTCGCCGGGTCCTTCAGGAACCGCTTAGCGGCCTGCCGGACGGCTTTGATTTCCTTGCCAATGACCCTGCGCGCAGCGTCCACAAATAGGACACGATGGCCGCGGGCGATCCCTAGGCGTTGCTGAACGGCCCTGCCTTGGCGAGCGGAAACCCGCGTTTCCAGCTTCTCAGTACGTGTTTCACGTGAAACAGCCGTCCGCTCGTCTGACCCCGGGGACGAGTCCAGCCGTGGCGTGCTAGACTCGCCCGCCGGGATCATGTTCAAGGGAACTATGTACTGATCGCCTTGTGGCCCGATCGGATTCTCGTTCTCGTCTTCAAGAACATCGTTCGCAGATTTCCAGCCCCATTGACGGCCTGCAATATGAGAGGCGTTCCGCGCGGCACTATCGCCGCGCAACAAGCCATCAATCACGAACTCCGCAAAAAACTCACGGTCGCCACCCCCGCCCAGCAGCTTGAAATTGACCTCGTGCTCCCACGCCTTCATCCAACGGTGAAGCGTATACCGGACAAAGTCGATCCCCTCGGATTCGATATTGGCCCGAATTGCCCGATCCATCGAGGCGATCAAGTGCGGCTGAACGTGGAACCACCGGGCAACCTCGTCAACCTGGAACTTTCGGGTCTGTAGGAACTGGGCATCGTCCGGCGGGATGCTGGTCGGAGTCCACGTTGCACCCTCTTCGATCACCCATGGCTTGTTGAAACTTCGCTCGCCTGTGCGCTTCTCTATGATCGAGCGTTCGAGATTGTTCATCATTTCGTCCGTGACTTCACCGGGATACTGAAAAATCCCCGACTGGCGTGCGCCACTGCCGAAAAATGAACTGCCGAAACGCTCCGTTGCCATCCCTAAGCCCAACGATTCGCGGGCCATCCCGATGACCGAATAGCCAACAATGCCGTCAAACCCCAGGCCGTGAACGTGGATCATGTCCGCAGCCGTACTAAGCTCTTTCCCGCCGCCAGTGAATTGGTACGTATACAGCAGGCTGCGATCAGCACGACGTTCGATCGTCATCTGATTCGGGCGGCGCGGCCACAGGGCAATCGGCTCCCCGCGACTATCCCGCTCGATCCTCGCATAGCCATTACCCCAGATCAGTACGTGCGTCGTGAGTGTTTCCCGGAAGTCCTGCGGGCTCATGTCCGGGTTAGTCCGCTCCTGAAGCAATTGATACACCGGATGATCCGGGACACGCTTCTTTCCGCGAGGCGAAAGGCGCTGGAATACAGGAAACGGCAGGAACCCCACCGGCTCTGAAATGACATGGACAGCGGCCCAAACCGGCGCAAATGTGAGGGCAGTGAATTCGTCGACCGCCACCCCGGCCGTGACTTCCGGCGCGCCGAGCAGCTCAGCCAGTGCCGGGTCGCGTGGGTGGCCGAGGGTGACGCTTGTCGCCCTTGTGCTCAGCAGATTGTTCAGCAGCATCGCTCTTCCGTTCCAGGACCATCATGCCACAAGATACAGCCCCGCCTATAATGACCATACACCAATTCGGGCTAATCTGCCAGGCGCCGAAAACACACGTTCCGAAACCAGCCAATGCGACCATATCCCGCGCCAGGCTAATCCACCACCGTCTTCGGCCTGCATCATTCTCAGCCAACGGTCAAGATCCCCCGCTTCTCGTACACGCTGGGCTTCTTTTCCGGCTGGATCACAGCACGTCCTACAGCCATGATCGCGGCAACGGCGCCGTCGATCTTCTCGCTCGATTTCTTGCGCGACGGCTTCATGTTCCCTGCGGCATCTTGCTCAATAGCCACATTCGATATGTGCCACCACAGGACCGGGTTCCCGCCATGGCGAATCTTAGCCGTATTCACCAGCTCGCCAAACCGCTGAGTCGGCGCCGGCATCCCCATTTCGTGAAACCCCTGACCGTGAGCAAACGTCTCAAAACCATCGCCCGCCAGTTGTTGACCTAACTGGGCGCCCTGAAAGAGCCGGTCAAGGGCGATCTCGCGGATATTGATACCCATGTCCGCAAGAGCATTGATGTCGCGCCGCACCCTGTCGTAATCGCATTCGTTGCCCGGCGTCGCCCTGATCCAGCCCTCCCGAATCCACTGAGTATACGGCACCCGGTCTGCCCGCTCGCGCTCTCGGGCCGTCTCCTCGGGAATCCAGAAGATCGGCAGTAAAGCCACAACGCCGTCGGATAAGGGAAACGCCATCACCAGGGCGGTCAAATCCCGCGTCTGGGCCAGGTCTAGACCGGCCCAACAATCATAGCCAACACAGTCGTCCAGCTCGATCGGCTTACCCGCGCACAGATCCCACTTGTCCATCTTCAGCCAGCGGGTCTGCTGCTCCGTCCACTCGTTCATGTGGAAACGACGGAAGGTGTTTTCTTCGCTTGGAGACTCTTTAGCCCTTGCGCACTCTTCGCGGAGATTGTCCAGGTCTACGCATACCTCAAGGTTTGGATTGGCCTTTCCCCACACGGATTCGTCTCGCCAGTCGTCGCCTTCGTCGAGGGCGGCGATATAAGCGAAGAAACTATCGTCTTGCAGACCCTCGAGCACCTTGACGGCATGCTCTCGCACCTTCCAACAAATCGAATGTCGATCGAACCCCGCAGTCGTGATGATGAAGATGAGCGGCTGGCGTCGCGAGCCCCTCGCAGTCATCAATTTATCGTACAACTCTCGACCCTTATGAGCGTGCAACTCGTCGATGATCGCACCGTGCAGATTGAAACCATCTTGCGTAGTAGAGTCACCACCGATCGGTTCATATTTCGAGTTCGTGCTAGGAACGCACATATTGTTGTGATAAATCCGAACGTGGTCTTTCATCCAAGAATCCTCACGTTGGATTGCCTCCATCATCCGCACGGCCTCGCCATGGACAATCTTGGCCTGGTCCTTCTTGGTTGCCGCGGTGTAAACCTGTGCTCCCGGTTCATTGTCAGCCAGAAATAGGACATGCCCAATAGTCGCAGCGATGGTCGACTTGCCATTGTTCCGGGCAATCTCGATGTACGCTATACGGAATCGGCGGGTCCCATTCGCACGCTTCCAACCGAACAGCGGCCGTAGGATGTCGTGTTCCTGCCAAGGTGCCGGCCGGAAAAGCTCACCTGCCCATTCGCCCTGCGAGTGACGGAAACTGCTCACCACAGAGACGATGCGATCAGCCTCGGCGGAATCGAACGCGAGGCCACGAGCCTTGCCGGTCTTCAGGTCCCGCCGCTGGCGATCCTTGGCCAGCTTGACCAGCTTGCCCTCAACCTGACTTTTTACAGCTGCTTCCAAGGATCAATTCCTTCATTGCGCTCGGTTTCTCCGGCTCGGATCCAACCTCTAACCGGCTCCGCCCCGATGGAGTCATGCCCAACTCCGGCTCCAACCGGGTCATAATCTCAAGCAGGCGAGCAGCAATGTCCACTTGAGGATTGCGTTTGTATCCCATGATGCGGCCCGTCTCGCTCTTGATCGGTACCGCCTCGCCGTGCTTTTGGACCCATTCCTCCATCTTCCGCCAGCGAGACCACACTTGGCAATACCTGGCGAGTAGGTTTCCGTCGATCTTGGTGAGCACACCCATGACGTGCAATTCGGGGGCGAGCTTGCGCCACTGCCGTTTAGCCTCTACGTCCAACCAGGCGGGGCACGTCGGCATTGTCGAATTCGGCTTCGGCTCGCGTTTGTTCAGTGGGCGCCTGTTCGGATTGCCCTTCAGCAGCCTCAAAGCTGAGGGTTGCGGTTTCGTCCCGGGCCTAGGCATGCGATCTCCTAACTAGCGCCTTTTCTTGATTTGC